TTTTATAAAGGAATGCCTTCTTTAAATCCTGCAGGTAAACCTAAAGGTACAATGAATAAGTATGCTGCTCTTTCAAGAGAACTCATGAATGAAAACGCAGTAGAAATTGTAGCTACAGTATTAGCAAAAGCAAAAGAAGGTGATGTGCATTGTTTAAAAATGTGCATGGATAGAATATTACCTGTACAAAAAGCCATAGATCCGAATAGAACAAAAAACGATGCCCAAGTTATTATTAATGTAGCCTCTATAGAGTCTATAGAACAAAAAGCTAGTGAATATGACGAGGCTGAGTTAGTAGAGCCAGAAGAAAAGACTGACGATGAAATAATTGTTAATGTAGCAAAAAATGGCTGAACTAAATATTGATTTGCATCCTGCTCAGTTGCAAATATTTAATTCTAAAAAGAGATTTAAGATTGTAGCTGCTGGCAGACGATTTGGCAAGTCTTATTTATCTGCTTGGATGTTACTCATTAATGCTATACAAAGCGAGTCTAAAGATGTGTTTTATATTGGGCCTACTTTTCAACAAGCCAAAGATATTATGTGGGCGATGTTAAAAGACTTAGGTAAAGACCTTATAGCACAAGCACACGAAAACACAGCAGTTCTTACATTAATCAATGGTCGCAAAATATATCTAAAGGGAAGTGATCGGCCAGATACACTTCGCGGTGTGGGCCTGGCATTTTGTGTACTCGATGAATATGCCTCAATGAAACCACAAGTCTGGGAACAAATCATAAGACCTACGCTTTCAGATGTGCAAGGTGGTGCTTTATTTATTGGAACTCCTGCTGGTAAGAATCATTTTTACGATTTGTATCGAGATGCGTTTGAAGATGAAGATTGGGATGCGTTTCAGTTTACATCAACCGATAATCCGTTTATACCAGAAACTGAAATAAAGGCTGCCAGTAAAACGATGTCATCTATGTCATTTAGGCAAGAATTTGAGGCATCTTTTGAAACTAACTCTGGCGGCATATTTAAAGAAGAATGGTTTGAGAAATCTGAGGAGCCAGAAGAAGGCTCGTATGTTATAGCAGTCGACCCTGCTGGATTTGAGTCTATCGAAAAAGAACGCAATTTAAAAAGATCAAGATTAGACGAAACAGCGATTGCGATTGTTAAGATAGATCGTGATAAGTGGTGGGTCAAAGACATCTTACATGGTCGGTGGAATGTAAAAGAAACTGCTAAAAAAATTCTTTCATCTGCGATGAAGGTAGAATCAGCTACTGTAGGTATTGAAACAGGATCACTTAGAAACGCTATATTACCTTACTTGGAAGATGAAATGCGTATCGCAGGAAGATGGATTACTATTGTTGAGTTGCGGCATGGTGGCAAAAAGAAAACAGAACGCATTACTTGGGCATTACAAGGAAGAATGGAACATGGTCAAATTACTTTTAATGATAAAAAAGATTGGAAAGAGTTTTTAGGTCAGCTTAATGACTTTCCAAATCACTTAGCACATGACGATCAACTCGATGCACTAGCTTATATAGACCAAGTAAGTGTTGCAGACTTTGCACATAGCATTGAATTGGCAGATGATTGGGAGGCTTTAGATAATGTCGCTGGATATTAAAAGCATATTTGAAGAAGATATGACAGAGCAAGAAATGATAGAGTTGCTGCAATATAGTGCCGATGATACAACTTTAGCAGAAAGATACATTGTTGCTTGTCAAATTATTAGTAATTTAACAAAAGATATACCTGATGATATAACTGAGAGAGAAGAGATGGTAGATTTGACAATTTGTAAAATGCTAGTAGATGGTTTAATAGAAGTACAAGAAGTAAACCGATCAATTCATTAAATGATAATGATTATCAATTGCATCTAATAATAAAAACTGTTAAAATCGGCTACTATAACTGGAGAACTCGATGAAACAATGAATAATCAAGAAAATAAATATCAAGCACTAGCAAGTTGGTTAAGTTATCGTCTTGAGGGATGGAGAACTCACAGAAATATTAATTACATTCCTATGTGGGATGAATATTACAGATTGTGGAGAGGTATTTGGTCTGCTGAAGATAAAACTAGAGCAAATGAGAGATCCAGGCTTATTTCTCCCGCACTACAACAGGCAGTTGAGTCATCTGTTGCTGAATTAGAGGAGGCAACTTTTGGCAGGGGAAAATGGTTTGATATACAAGACGATTATTTAGACCAGGATCCTAGTGATGCTGAGTATGTGCGTAATTTATTGCAAGAAGATTTAGAAAAAACAGGTTGCAAAGATGCAATTTGTGAAGTTTTCTTGAATAGTGCTATATATGGCACAGGTATTGGCAAAATTGTAGTAAAACAAAAGATAGAGCGGGCCCCAGCAGAGGTTCCAATTGAAGGAACAATGGCTACAACTCGTACTGTTATAGAATATCCTGTTATTGATGTTCATGTCGAGCCTATATCTCCTAAAGAATTCTTAATTGACCCATCAGCTAACTCAATTGACGATGCTTTGGGAGTTGCTCACGAAGTTATTAAACCTAGATACCATGTTGTAGAGGGAATACGCTCTGGCATTTATAGAGATGTACCTCTTGATGGTGATTATGAGTCAGTTAAATTTGGTTATGACCCAGAAACTAAACAAGCAGACGAATCTGACTCTGTAAAAATATGTGAATACTGGGGTTTAGTTCCAAAACGCTTTTTAAAAGCAAGTCAAGACAAAGATGACTTTGAATATGACAAATCTAATGCAAATGAATTAGTAGAAGCAGTTGTTACTATGTGTAACGACCAACATATTCTTAGAGTTGAAGAAAATGCGTTTATGATGAACGATAGACCGTTCATTTCTTATCAACATGACATCGTACCTAATAAATTTTGGGGCAGAGGAGTTTGTGAGAAAGGGTATAACCCACAAAAAGCTTTAGATGCTGAAATGAGAGCAAGAATTGATTCTCTGGCATTAACGACTACACCAATGATGGCCGCAGATGCTAGTCGACTACCACGAGGAGTTAAGTTTGAAGTGAGAGCAGGAAAAACTGTTCTGACCAATGGAAATCCACGAGAAGCTATCATGCCACTCGACATGGGTACAACAGATCCTAATACATTCAATCAGGTTGCCTCACTTCAAAACATGATTCAGATGGGAACTGGCTCTGCTGATAGTGCTTCACAAGGTGGTGAAACTGCTAGTGGTATGTCAATGATGCAAAGTGCTGCAATTAAACGACAAAAGCGTACTTTGATGAATTTTCAAAACACATTCCTAATACCTTTAATTAATAAAGCTATGTGGAGAAAGATACAGTTTGATGTAGATAGGTATCCTGTAAACGATTACAAATTTATACCGTATTCAACTATGGGTATTATGGCTAAAGAGTTAGAAATGACTCAAATGGTACAGATGTTACAAACCATACCGCAAGATTCACCTGCATTTGATATTATTTTGTTAGCATTATTTCAAAACTCATCTATACATAATAGAGATCAGATTGTTAATGCTTTAATGCAAGGCGAAGAGCCAGACCCACAAATGGAACAAATGCAACAAATGGGTATGCAATTAGAAATGCAGCAATTACAAGCTAATGTACAAAAAACTTTGGCTGAAGCTAAAGAAGAAGAAGCAAAAGCTATTGCACATCAAGCAGATGCAATGAATAAACAACCAAACGATATTGATTTGCAAGAAAAAATACTTAAATTGCAAAAAGATTCTATAGCTATTGAAAAAGGCATTGCAGATATTGAAAATATGCGTTCTGAAACTGCTAGAAACATACCAGAAGTAGAACATTTGCAATCTGAAACAATTTTAAACCTAGCCAAAGCTAGGGAAGCAGGAAAGAAAACACAGGTAACTAATACCGTACAATAAAATGCCAAAAACAGATGAAAAGTTTTTAGTTGACAGACTAAAAATGACAGAAACAGAAGGCTTTGTAGATTTAATTGCCGAATTAAAAAATTTAGAAGAAAGTATTGGTAATTTAAACAATATTAATTCTGAACAAGACCTTTGGGTAATCAAAGGTCAGTTGCGTATCATAAATTTCATTGTAAATTTAGAAAATGCAACACACCTAGCGTTGGAAGAACTCCAAGACGGAAATTCAACATAAATCAACCTTCACAATCCTGAAGAGGACGGAGAACACAATGAGTGAAAGTATAGTAGTAGATGAAGCACCTCTACAAGAGGAACCGATAACAGAAACACAGGATGAACAAGTAACACAAGAGGCACAGACGGAGGAAACTTCACAATCTGAACCTGAGATTCCTGCAAAGTATGCTGGTAAATCAATGGCAGAGGTTATTGAAATGCAACAAGAGGCTGAAAAGCTAATGAGTAGACAGGCTGATGAACTTGGCCAACAAAGAAAGTTAGTTCAAAGTTTACTTGATGCACAAAATAAAGCTAATGAAGCTGCTCCACCAGAAGAACCTGTAATACAGGAGGACAACTTTTATGACGATCCAGTTTCGGCTGTGAATAAAGCCATAGAAAACCACCCTGATGTTATAAAGGCCAGAGAAGAAAGAATGGGTAACATGCAGAAGCATAATTTGGAGGCTTTAGACAAAGCATATCCAGAATGGCAGAAAACTGTTGCAGATGCTTCTTTTCAAAAATTTATTGGTGATAGTGCAACCAGAACAGAAATGTTTCGTAAAGCTGATACTGAATATAGATCAGATTTAGCAATTGAACTTTTTGATTGGTATTCTCAGACTAAATTGTCTGGAGCCACACAAGAAGCAGTAGCTGAAGAAAAGTCTAAAATTGAGAAACAGATGAAACAAACAAGTTCTGAAAGCAGAACATCATCAGATTCTGTAGGTGGGAAGAAGGTTTACCGTAGAGCTGATTTAATCAATCTACAGGTAACAGATCCTAACCGATACGCATCGTTGGCAGATGAAATTCAGTCAGCATACGCAGAAGGAAGGGTTAAATAATAATACTATAATAGGAGAAGTAAAATGGCTTTGGGTACAAACCAAGTAACGACTGCCGTAGCTAATAACTTCATCCCCGAGTTGTGGAGCGATGAAGTAATAGGTGCATATAAGTCAAATCTAGTGGTTGCTAACCTAGTAACTAAACTTTCTCATAAGGGCAAAAAAGGCGATACTATATATATTCCAGTCCCGGCAAGAGGAAGTGCAAGTGCTAAAGCAGCAAACACACAAGTAACACTATCAGCAGCTACCAACACAAAGGTAACTGTGTCTATCGACAAGCACTACGAATACTCAAAATTAATTGAGGACATCGCAGAGGTACAAGCACTAGCAAGTATGCGTAAGTTTTATACTGACGATGCTGGTTATGCTCTTGCCAAGCAAGTTGATACTGATCTTTTTGCTCTTACAGAAGGGTTTCAAGGTGGTACAGTAGGTGGTGCAGCAGCAGC